GGTACACAAAATGGATTATACTTTGGATATCTTTTTGGGGATGCTCAGTTTAGTAACCATGATAATCAAGGAGCAAATATTTATTTTTGTGTGAGGAAGAAAAGAGAATATGAAAAACGTATACCTGCTAATTGGGATTGAATTATGAATCCATTTATTCCATATATTGAAACACTCCAGTCAGCTCATATGGAGGATGAGTTTCAGAAATATCAAAATTCTTTTAGATCTCATAAGAGAATTATTATTTTAGGAAATGGGGGTAGCAGTTCAGTTGCCTCTCATATTTCTCAAGATTATATGAAGTTTGAAGGGAAGAAAGTTTCCATTCTTTCAGACCCCTCAATGATTACTATGTTGAGTAATGATTTTGGATATGATAATGCTTATCAAAAGTTTTTAGAATATTATGTAGAGGATGAGACTTTAGTTGTTATTATAAGTTCTAGTGGTGAATCTACTAATATGATTAATTGTATGAATTATTGTGAGGAGCATGGTATTTCTTATGGGGTTCTCACTGGTTTCCATCCTCATAATACCTTAAGAAGAAACGCCCAGTACGCAAAGTGGAACTACCATGTGGATAGTGAATCTTATGGTGTGGTAGAATGTGTTCATCAAATATTCCTTCATGGGGTGGTATGAAGTATTGTTTTGATCTTGATGGGACTCTTTGTGACACTCCTATGAGGGAGGATGATAATAAACCAGGGTATTTAGAAGCAACTCCCATTCCTTATATGATTGAACAGGTCAATCGTCTTTATGATGAAGGGCATAGAATTATTATTCAAACTGCAAGGGGTAGAGGATCTGGTATTGATTGGACTACATTAACAAGAGAGCAGTTAGATAGATGGGGTATTCCTTATCATGAACTTGAGCCCATGTTTCATAAACCCACTGCTGATATATTCATTGATGATAAAGGTATTAATGTGGAGGCATGGAAAAAGACTCTCCCTCCAAAGAAAGGTATTATTGGTGGAGCATTTGATTTAATCCATCCAGGATATGTCAGAATGTTTAAGGAAGCAAAGGAGTATTGTAATCATCTTACAGTTGCTTTGCATGAGGACCCATCTGTTGCACGTCCTCATAAACTTAAACCAGTTCAATCGGTAGAAGATAGAAAAGAAATATTACGAGCTATTAAATATGTTGATGATATTGTAGTATATTATGCAGAGGACACCTTCTTATCGTATCTCCAAGACTATGAAATTCGCTTTCTGGGTTCAGATTATGTGGACGGTAGCTATACTGGTAAAGATAATGCCATTGATATTGTCTTCTTGAAGAGAGACCATGATTATTCAACTACAGAATTGAAAAAGAAAATAGTAGATTCATGGAGGGCAAGATGATAAAGTCATTAGTAACAGGTGGAGCAGGTTTTATTGGATCTAATTTAGTCGATTATCTATTAGACCATGGACATCAAGTTGTCTGTGTGGATAATGAAAGTGCAGAATGTAATGATAAGTTTTATTGGAATGATAAAGCTATTAATGTTAAGGGAGACGTAACTGATTATAAGTTTATGAAGAATGTCTTCGTTGGTGCGGAGTATGTTTTTCATCTAGCAGCAGAAGCAAGATTGCAACCTGCAATTAAGAATCCTATTGAAGCAGTCTATAAGAACTGTGTAGGAACTACTACTGTATTGCAGTGTGCCAGAGAAGCAGGTGTTAAGAGAGTGGTATACTCCTCTACTTCTTCTGGGTATGGTTATAATGAACCTCCTAATGTGGAGACTCAACCTGATGATTGTTTGAATCCTTATTCTGTATCTAAGATTGCTGCAGAGAAGTTGTGTAAGATGTATAGTGATTTGTATGGATTGGAAACAATAGTCTTAAGGTATTTCAATGTTTTTGGTGAAAGGTCTCCTACAAGAGGACAATATGCTCCTGTGATAGGTATTTTTGAGAGACAAAGGGATGCAGGCGAACCTCTTACTATTGTTGGGGATGGAACCCAAAGAAGGGATTTCATTTATGTTAAGGATGTTGCTAGAGCAAATTATCTTGCATCATTAATGCCTAAAGTGAGAGATCATTTGGGTGAGGTTCTTAATGTAGGAAGTGGAATTAATTATTCAGTTCAAGAGATTGCAGATGCTATTTCAGATAATCAAACTTATATCCCAAAGAGGGAGGGTGAGATGGAAACTACTTGGTCTAATATAGACAAGGTTAATAAAGTGATAGGATGGAAGCCTGAAGTAGATGTGTTGGAGTGGATAAAAAAATGAGTAAGTTTGTAGTATTAAAATCTGCTGGATTGGGAAATAGGATTAAACTCTATGTTTCCTATATGCAACGGTATGAAAAACTTCTAATAGAGAAGGAACCTGATTTACAACTTTTTGAAAATTTTGAACTGTGCGATCCAGAGGAGGATATAAAAAAATATCCTTGGACTCATTCTGGATGGAGGCTTTTAGTTAATGAGGATGAGGTAAAGTATTGTGATCAATATAAAACCATAGATCAATTATATAATGATACCCCTCAGTATTTTATTGATAAGTATCTCCCTGTTTGGCAGAAATTAAGAATTCAACCTAAGGTAAAGAAAATTATTGATGACTTTACTAAGGATTGGGATAAGGATAATATGGTGGGAGTGCATGTTAGAACTAACTTCCCACCAGTAGATGATGGAAGCAGAAGTGTATGGATGGACTTCCCTGGATTTGAAAGAGAGATTGAAAGTTATCCATCTACTCAGAAGTTCTTTCTTGCTACTGATCATGCTCCTATAGTAGATAGATATAAGGAGAAGTATGGAGATCAGATAATTACATTTCCTAAGAATGATATTGTTAGGCATGATAATCATTCTGATAATGTAGATCAGACTATTACTGCATTCATTGATATGTACTTATTATCACAGTGTTATAAGAAATTGATACTTACTTGGGCCACTTCTTTTTCAGAATGTTCTTGGTGGTTTGGGGGATGTAAAGCAGAAGTGGTAATGCCCACTTTATGGGATAGAATTCCTCCTGATTTTTATGATATCATTTACAATGAGAAGCATTTGACTTATAATGTGGGAGGAGAAACTGTTTTTGCAGAAGGATGTCGTACTTATGCTCCTCTCAATGTTGGGAACAACTATACCATAAAGGATTGGATGGTTCATTATGAATAGAATTAAAGATTATTCTGAAGTAAAGGATAGGGTGGTTGAATGGATTACCGAATACCTTTATCGTAATAATATTAACTCTTTAGTTGTGGGAGTATCTGGTGGTATAGATTCTGCTGTTACCTCTACTCTCTGTGCTCACACTGGATTTCCTGTGTATGCACTAGGAATGCCTTTACATCAGAAGGAAGAACAGGAAAGTTTATCTGATTCTCATTTGGATTGGTTGAAGAATACTTTTGATAATGTTACAACTATAAAAGTTGATCTGACTAATACTTTTGAGACTTTTAAAAATGATTTAGAAAGATATGCTACTGATGAACTGTCTTTAGCAAATACTCGTTCTAGATTGAGAATGGTCACTTTGTATCAGATTGCCGGTCAGTATAAAGGTATTGTGGTAGGCACTGGTAATAAGGTAGAGGATTATGGGGTAGGATTCTTTACTAAATATGGTGATGGTGGAGTAGACATTGCTCCTATTGCAGATCTCTATAAGACTGAGGTATGGGAACTTGGAAAATTCTTAGGTGTAGATCAAAGAATTATTGCAGCAGATCCTACTGATGGATTATGGGATGATGGTAGAACTGATGAAGATCAATTGGGTGTAACATATGCTCATTTAGAAGAAGCTATGGAGTGTGGGACTGGTTCAGGGGTAGAGACCCTTGAGCATTTCAATACTTTGAACCAACATAAAATGCAACCTATACCTACGTTTAAGTTATGAAAATTGGATTAATTGGGGCTGGAAGATTAGGACTTGCTTTTGCTCTCTTATGTGAACAAGCAGGGTATGAAGTTATCGCCTCTGATGTGAGGAAAACATACATTGCAGATCTTAAGAAAGGGGTATTGGGTACTACTGAACCAGGGGTTCATGATCTGTTGTGGGCTGCAAAGAATATAGAATTTACAACAGATAATAATAGGGTAATCAATGAGTGTGATGTTATTTTTACTCTTGTAGCAACTCCTTCTTTATCTACTGGAGATTATGATGTTAGTGCAGTAGAAAGAGTGGTTAAGCAGATTGCTGAGTCTGGTAAAGAAGGAAAGGCATTTGTTGTAGGATGTACTACTAATCCTGGAGATTGTGAGAGGTTCCAAGATGAATTGGATAGTTGGGATGTCTTTTATAATCCGGAATTTATTGCTCAGGGAAGTATTATTAGTGACCTGAAGAGTGCTGATATGGTTCTTATAGGGGGTGATGAAGGAAAATATCGTGATGAATTAGTTAAACTTTATTATAGTATTCAAGGTCCTAATAAAGAACCTAGAGTTAGTTTTATGTCTACTACTGCTGCTGAATTAGTTAAGTTAGCAGTTAATTGTTATCTTACTACCAAGATCAGTTATGCAAATATGGTGGGAGAAGTAATGACTCTGGCTGGCATGGAAGATGAGATAGAATCAGTATTGAATGCTATTGGAGATGATAGTAGAATTGGTACTAAGTTTTTAAAATATGGATATGGGTTTGGTGGACCATGTTTACCAAGAGATAATCGTGCCTTTGCTGCTTATGCAAAGACTCTTGGTATAAAATATAATCTAGGAGAGACCACTGATAACTTTAATGATTCTCATGCTAAATTCTTATTTGATTATGTGGTAAGTAGAAATTATAAAAATCTTCCTTATTATTTTGATTATGTTGCATATAAAAAGGGAACAGATATTCTTACTGAAAGTCAACAGTATAAGCTTTGCATTAATCTTTTAGATAATGGATGTGAAGTCTATATTAATGATAATTATGCTGTAATGAGTATGATTAAGGGACCTTTATATGAAAAATATTATGATAGGGTAAAGTTTGAAGAGCCTACTGAAGAAGTTTATAAGATTGAATTATAATGGATCCTCTTTTAGATAAAAATAAATCCACCTTTAAACTTCAGGGGATCGGTCCCATCTATTATATTAATCTGGATGGGCAACCAGAAAGAAAAGAATATATGGAAGATCAATTTGAGTATTGGGAGTTAAAAAATTACGAAAGAATATCTGCTTATGATGGTAGAGATGATGATTTAAGCCATATCATCAAGGGAAGATACCCTGAGCATCTGACTGCAGGAGAAATTGGATGCGTGACTTCTCATCTTAAAGCCATTAAGCACTGGTATGAAACTTCTGATAGTCCTTATGCAATCATGATGGAAGATGATTGTAGTTTAGATCTAGTGAAGTGTTGGAATTTTAATTGGAGAGATCTTTATTGTAGATTTCCATATGATTGGGATGTAGTTCAGATAGCAATCATATGTACAGGAGATGTTCATGTTAAAATTCACAAGAGATTTGTTAATGAATTTTCCACAGCTTGTTATGTTATTAATAGGCATCATGCAGAGAAATTAATAAGACTTCATTGTAGAGGAGAAAAATATAAGCTTGATAATGGAGTTAAACCTAGACCAGTGGCGGACGATTTGATTTATAATTCAGGTAATACATATGCTCTTCCTCTTTTATTGTATAGGATTGAGTTAGGATCTACTATTCATCCTGAGCATATTGATGTTTTTCATAAGGGTAATTTCAATGTTCAGAATAATTATTGGCAAACTTCAGGTGCTGATATGTCCATAGAAGAAAGGATGGATCTTGATCCTTATCTAGGGAGAGTGGTTAATCCATCTAACCAACCCCAGGAGTAGTGTTGACAGATAATGGGAGAGTATGTTACACTATATGAACAACTGTCACATGTGACACTTGTATAAATAACTTTACATACAAAGGACTCGAAAGAATCGTAACCCTGCGTTAATGTAACCGACCCCATGTCGAGGGGTCCGACATCCGCAGGATTTTTTTTATTCTTGCGAGACACTATCTAAGAAAAATGTTTAAACCTTTAATCGCAGCTGTTGCAGCTGCTCCTCTATTCGCTGGCGCTGCTTTTGCAGGTCCTTACGTTAACGTAGAAGCTAATGCTTCCTACCCCGATGGCGAATATTCCTCAGCAACAACAGACCTTCACTTCGGTTTCGATGGTGGTTCTGAAGATGGTAAGCTTGGCTACTATGTACAAGCTGGTCCTGCTTTCGTTCACACTGATTCAACTGATGACACTGAGACTGAAATTTCAGGTAAGGTTGGCGTAACTTATGAAATCGCTGATTCTACTGGACTTTATGGTGAAATCTCTGGTATCACCAATGAAGACTCCAGCGGAGACGACATTGTTGATTTCTCTGGTAAGCTTGGTGTTAAGTACACCTTCTGAGATTGGTGGTCTATAATACCACATTTATTAATCAGATAATTTAAGGGACCTTCGGGTCCCTTTTTTTATGCTATAATATATGAGTCGAGAGAAAAGGCACTGTGTGCAGGTAAGTCCTTCCTCCGACTGCGGTAGTCCCCTTTGGTAGTTTCAGGGCTGGCGGCGATAGGAAACTACCATACATATTTTGATGTTCAATTGTTCTTATGAAAAGAACACCCGGAGAAATAGTTACTCATCCTTTGTGGATGCTTCCTATGATGGTGGGATGCCTGCTTTTGATGATAGAAGCACTTCATACCCTGGCACATCTGAGGATGGAAATGGATGTACATGGATATTGTATGCAGAATAAAGAACATCTAGAAAGGCAAGATAATGATTGGTGAGGAAATGAGTATAAATACCTTGTCTAAATTTAAGATTTGATATATAATTGTGTAATGTTTCTTAACAGAACACAATGACTTCATCTTCATCTACGGTTACTACCGAAGACGGAGGCAGACAAAATATGTTTGCTTCTGAACCTCGTATCGAGGTTATAGATCAAGATTACTGGACTCATGCTGAGAAAACTAATGGTCGCCTTGCGATGATTGGTTTTTTTGCTGCGGTACATAACTACATCCTTTTTGGTGCAGTTATTCCAGGCGTCTTTTAAAAATGATAGGTCTCTTTCTATCGCTCATTTCTAACCCTATTCAAATCTAAGAAAAGAACAATGAACAACGAACAACAACAATTCGAGTCCGCTGAAATAACTAACGGACGCTGGGCTATGATTGGAATCATGGCTGCGCTAGGTGCCTATGCATACACTGGTCAAATCATTCCAGGAGTATTCTAATGGACAGCAATTTCGACATATGGCAGCGTTCACAGGGACGTGCAGCAATGGTTGGCTTCTGGGCAATCATCGCAGCATATACTTACTTTAAGTATATCGCTTAAAACTTAACAAAACTAAATACTTACTCGTAACTTTATCCCCGAATCAAAACAAATGGGTGAATTAATATCCACAACAGAAGCAGTATCACCAGTTTGGGCATTACTATTCCCATTCTTTCCAGTACTTATTGTATTGGGATTTTATTTTGCTATGGGTGGTGGATTCAATGATGATGACGATGATGATTTTGGTGGGGGTAAAGGAGTAAGGGCTATGGAACCAGTTCCTGTTCCAGTTCCCTCAGGTGCATAAAATGTATCAACTACTTTTTCTAGCAGTAACTGCTGCATATGTTTATTTTGATGGAGCTCAATTAGTTCTTCAATGATAGCAACAGTTAATCAACTTTTAGTTATTATTCCACCAGGCTACACAGGTTTGGTGGAATTTTTTGGTATGCTGACGATAGGGGTTGCGGCAGGATCTCTGGGTATGATATAATAATATATAACATCGAGACATAAGGATTATCACTCATGGCATCATATCAGGTAACAGTAATAGACGCTGAAGGAACTGAGACTACAGTTGAATGTCCAGACGATACCTATATCCTTGATGCAATAGAAGAGGATGGTGTAGATGCTCCCTATTCATGTAGAGCAGGTGCATGTTCAACATGTGCAGGTAAGATTTTGGAAGGAACAGTAGATCAGGAAGAACAATCATTTCTTGATGATGATCAAGTAGAAGCAGGATTTGTTCTTACATGTGTCGCATATCCTACATCTGATTGTAAGATTGAACTGGGACAAGAAGAAAAACTCTATTAAATCCTAAATAAGATGAGTTACTCTCATTCTTATGTCAGAAGAGATTAAGGAAGAAACAGAAGCCTCTAAGGAACCAAAGGAAAAGGGTGTCCTTGGTAAGATTAAAGATAAACTTATTCCTGATCAAGAGGAACAAGCTGCTATCATTTCTACCTTTGTCCGACTTGGCGTTCTTGTGTGGTCTGGGGGAATTTTAACATTAAATTATGTTGCCATACCTGGACTACCACAGCAGAAAATTGATCCAACTTTTATAGCTTCGGTTTTTACTGGAGTTTTAGCTAGTTTTGGAATTCAGACAGCATCTAAGAAGGGTGATGGTACTATGAAGATGGATAAGGGTGGTGGTAGTGGTCCTAATGGACAGATTTCTAAGAAAGACATGGAAATGTTGATCGAGAAAGCAACTGCTGCTGCACCTGCTCAAACTATTAGAATAGAGCAAGCACCATTAGTTATTAAACCAGGAGAACCTCCAGTAAAACCTACTGTTTAGAAAGATGAACAAAGTAAAAGGCGCCTTTGATAAGGTGGTAGAATGGGACAAGGCACTTATTAAAAAGTGTCAAGATAAGTGGGGATTAACCGACTATCAAGTTGTTTGTATCTCATTCGCAAAAGGATTCATTATTGGTGCTATTCTATTATGATGCAATTAATTTTGGTTTGTGCTACTATCTTTTGTATAAGTTATTTTTTGAATCTTAGATTATCTACTAAGTGAAAAATGGAACTAAATGATAGTAATGTAGTAGAAGTTCTTAATGAACTCCTACCTTACATCGAAGCAGATGGTGGATGGTTAGAGTATGTTGAGACTGAAGAAGGGTATGTTAAAGTAAGACTTGGAGGTGCATGTTCTACATGTGCCATGAGTTCTATGACACTGAAGCAGGGTATAGAAAAGAAATTAATGATGGAGATACCAGATGTCAAAGGAGTTGTCCAGGTTCTATGACATGGTGCTGAAACACACATAATTATAGTTAATATTACCTATAAGAAAAATAAATATTTGGGTAACGTGGAGTTGAAAGATCATGTCCCACTATACCGTTCAGTACCTAGACGAAACACAGCATCATCAAAGCATTTGTGAGTATGCAACTGATGCTTTTTCAGCAAGAAATCAGGCCGTTCAAGACGTACCATATTTACATTCCCATCCTAATAAGATAGACTGTATACTATCAGAAGGATCTTTATTCAGTGCAATAAGATGAAAACATTTATACAGACTTTTTGGGTAGTATTGATTGCTACCGTAGTTCTTTTTATGCCAAGATTTGCATATGCTGCGGAAATACAAATGGGTTCAGGGGGAAATTTAATCTTTGAACCTAATGAGGTCACAGTTACTGCAGGTGATTCAGTTACCTTTACTAATGGTGAGCTGCCACCACATAACGTGGTTTTCCTTGATCATCCAGAACTATCTCATCCAGACCTTGCGTTTGTAAGTGGAGAGAATTTTACTGTAACATTTGATAATCCAGGTGAGTATGAGTTTCAGTGTGAACCTCATGCTGGTGCTGGTATGAAAGGAGTTATTCACGTAAGCTAATGCAAGAAGTAGTCCATAGCGTCAACATTATGATAGGAATCTTAATGGGTGGTGTTTCATGGTCAATTTACTATATAATGAGGATGGCATACCTTGAATCGAATGACGGAGCACAGCCAGGAAACCAAAATAGCAATTCTTGAAGCAAAAGTTGAACACATGATGGGTCATGTGAAAGAACTGACCCATAGAGTTCGTGCCAATGAAAAGGTGGTTGCTATTGTTAGTGCCATTGGAATTGGTGCGGGTGGTATTATAGGTAGTACTGCATTTGCACCTGAAGCAGAAGCATTTCCCGGATACTTAGAACCACGAACTCAACAACCTTATCCTGGTATGTTGAGCGGTCCTGCTGCAGGAGCTAATCAATGGATACAGAAGATGAGGCAGTGGGAATTGGAACAGAGTATGAGGGATCCGGGGTTTGACATAAATAATGCACTTGCAGAATTTTTCAATGGGAGCGATGACCCCACCGAGCAGGAAGAGCTGCTACAACTTCCGAGTGGTAAAGATCAACAAAGTAGTGGATGGAGATACGATTGATGTAACAATCGATCTTGGGTTTGATCTATTTAAAAAAGAAAGAGTTCGGGTGGCGGGAGTTGATACTCCTGAGAAGAGGACTAAAAATTTAGAAGAGAAGGAGTTAGGTATAGATGCAACCAACTGGCTCAAGAAGGAATTGGAAGATGTTCTTGCTGGCGATGACGAGCTCATTGTTCGTACTGAGCTTCACGGCGGCGTTGGGAAGTATGGTAGGCTTCTTGGGTGGTTATACGTGGGGGATGAGCCGGTGTCCCTCAACGAGCAAATGATTACACAAGGATATGCCCATGCATATGATGGAGGAACCAAGGATATGAACCTTGAGGCACTCCGTGAGATTCGTAGATCATTTGGTACACTTATAGAGGGTTAAACCATGGAAGACATTATTAAAGAACTAGAAGCACCAGTAGCGATTGAATCAATCCCTACACCAATACCAGATATAGTAGAACCACCTAATAATAATCTGCGTGATGCAGGTATTGTTGTTGGGGTGGTAGTACTTGCTGCTATTTGTGCTAAATTATATAAGTGTACATCTAAGAAGTAAAATGGCAGCACTAACAAAAGGATTTAACGGAGGTCTATGGGCATTCCGTTTAGTATTTGCAGTAGTGGTAGCAGAACTTGCTATCGTTGGAGGTACAGTAGTCGGCTGTTTTATGGAAGACATCTGCAATGAAGCAGATACTCAGGCAATTAAAGAAACAATGCAAGGATTAGCAACCAAGAGTTTCGCACTCTATGCTGCTGAGAAAGGTATCAAATCTAATAGTAAGAAAGAAGAAGAATAAATGGACTTACAAAAAGTCGCCACATATACTACCGCAGCAGCAGTCGTTGGAACTGGTGGTGTGGTAGGTGGTGGCAAGATTATAGATGTTCAAACTGGTGGTCCTGAGAAAAGGATGCAAGCAGAAGCAACTGAACTTAGGATTATAGTAAGAGAAGAAATTAAGAAGGCAATGTGGGAGGCATGGCCAGAGAAGACTGGTGGTGTAAAAGGATTAAAGACAAATCCTGAAAAGGATTATCGACAGGAGACTCCACCTAGACAATGATTCCTGACATTGGTAATATTAATGTTAATGTGAATGGAATACCTGTAGTTGGTGTTGGTAATGTCAATGTTAATGGTATTGGTGATGTTGGTATTAATGATGTTCGACCAATTGGTGTTAGGAGTCCTCAGACAATAAGAGTTGCTGACAGTCGTATCTGGGTTGTTAATCCTCCTGATGTGCAGCAGTTGGAACCTCCTGTAGTAGTTCAAGTTGGAGTACCAGTTGTTAATATTGCTGGTTGTGTTGAGACTCATAAAGAGAATGCTA